GACCGGTTTGACCATCCTGTCCTTTTTCGCCTTTTTCACCAGGTTCACCTTTCTTTCCTTGAGCTCCTTGTGGTCCAAGCGGACCAGTTGGGCCAGTAGGACCAGTAGGACCAGTGGGACCCTGAGCACCAGTAACGCCCTTTTGACCTTTAGACCCCTGAGGACCAGTCGGGCCAGTTGGACCGACAGGACCAGTAGGACCAGTGGCCCCAGTATCACCTTTAGGTCCTTGAGGTCCAGTAGCACCTTGTGGTCCAGTAACTCCCTTTTGACCCTTTGCTCCCTGGGCACCCTGAGCTCCTTGCGGTCCAGTGGGTCCAGTAGCGCCTTGAGGACCAGTAGCGCCAGTAACGCCTTTCTGACCTTTTGAGCCCTGAGGTCCAGTAGGACCAGTAGGTCCAGTGGGGCCAGTGGCACCTTGAGGTCCGGTAGCGCCCTGAGCTCCAGTAGTACCTTTTTCTCCTTTAGGACCTTGATTTCCCTGAGGACCCTGAGGGCCATCATCGCCTTTTCGCCCCTTTTCACCTACAGGTCCAGCAGGACCTTGTGGTCCGGTAGGGCCGGTAGGTCCAGTGGCCCCTGTATTTCCTTTAGAGCCTTGGGGACCAGTAGGGCCAATAGGTCCAGTAGCGCCCTGAGGACCAGTAGCTCCAGTTGTTCCTTTTTGGCCTTTAGGTCCCTGTGGTCCAGTTTGACCATCTTGGCCCTTTTCTCCTTTCGCACCAGGCTCTCCCTTGCGGCCTTGGTCTCCCTGAGCTCCTTTGGGGCCAGTTGGACCGGTGGGACCAGTAGGACCAGTAGGACCAGTCGCCCCGGTATCACCCTTGGGCCCTTGTGCACCAGTTGGACCCGTGGCACCCTGAGGTCCAGTTGCGCCAGTGTTACCTTTTGCACCTTGTGGTCCAGTTGGTCCAGTTGGTCCAGTCGGTCCAATGTCGCCCTTTGGACCCTGTGGTCCAGTTGGGCCCGTTGGGCCTTGTGCGCCAGTAGCTCCCTTAGAACCTTGAGGGCCAGTAGGGCCAGTTGGGCCGGTAGGACCAAGGTCGCCTTTTGGACCCTGGTTTCCCTGGGGGCCTTGAGGACCGTCCTCGCCTTTACGACCTTTTTCCCCTACAGGTCCAGCAGGACCTTGGGGTCCGGTAGGGCCAGTAGGTCCAGTTGCACCAGTAGAACCCTTAGTTCCTTGAGGTCCAGTTGGCCCAGTGGGACCAGTAGGACCCTGAGGTCCAGTTGCGCCGGTAGCCCCCTTAGAGCCCTGAGGACCAGTTTGGCCATCTTGACCCTTCTCACCTTTTGCCCCAGGTTCTCCCTTACGGCCCTGGTCCCCTTGAGCTCCCTTAGGCCCGGTAGGACCGGTAGGACCAGTAGGGCCTAAATCACCTTTGGGACCTTGGTTTCCTTGCGGACCTTGTGGTCCATCTTCACCTTTGCGTCCTTTTTCACCAACAGGACCAGTAGGGCCCTGAGGACCAGTTGGTCCAGTAGGCCCAAGGTCACCCTTCGGCCCTTGGTCACCCTTAGGTCCTTGAGCGCCAGTTGCGCCCTTATTTCCTTGAGGTCCAGATGGTCCAACAGGGCCATCTTCTCCTTTTCTGCCTTTATCTCCGACAGGACCAACTTCTCCTTTTGGTCCAGTGGGCCCAGTGGGGCCTTGAGCGCCAGTATTTCCTTTTGTTCCCTGAGGTCCTTGGTCTCCTTTAGGGCCTACTTCTCCTTTAGGGCCAGTAGCACCGTCACGACCTTTCTGACCCTTGTCTCCAAAATCTCCCTTGTTTCCCTTGTCTCCAGCGGGACCAGTGGGGCCTTGAGCACCTTGAGCACCTTGAGCACCTTTAGCTCCAGTGGGCCCAGTTGGGCCTTGAGGGCCCAACGGGCCAACATCACCTTTCGGACCTTGGGCTCCCTTGTTTCCATCACGGCCCTTTTCGCCCTTATCGCCAAAGTCGCCTTTAGAGCCCTTATCTCCAGTTGGCCCAGTGTTTCCTTGTGAACCTTTTGAACCCTGGTCACCCTTGGGGCCAACCTCTCCCTTTGGGCCCTGAGCACCAGTGTCGCCTTTCGGACCTTGCTGTCCGTCGCGGCCTTTCTCACCTTTTTCGCCTTCGAGGCCTTGTGGGCCTTGGTCTCCTTTGGCTCCAGTATTTCCCTTGGGTCCAACTTCTCCTTTAGACCCCTGGTTACCCTTTGGACCAATGTCTCCTTTAGCTCCAGTGTTTCCTTTGGGACCAATGTCTCCTTGCGGACCTACTTCTCCCTTAGGGCCAGTAGCTCCATCACGGCCCTTTTGGCCCTTATCACCAAAGTCTCCTTTAGTTCCTTTATCGCCAGTAGGGCCAGTAGGACCCGTAGCTCCTTGCGCTCCGGTGCTACCTTTTGAGCCTACTTCTCCTTTAGGACCAACTTCGCCCTTCGGTCCAACTTCGCCCTTAGGGCCGGTTGAACCATCACGGCCTTTTTCTCCTTTGTCTCCGAAGTCTCCTTTGGTTCCCTTGTCTCCAGTAGGACCTGTATTTCCTTGAGAGCCCTTGGTGCCCTGGTCTCCTTTGGGACCAACTTCACCTTTGGGACCAACTTCTCCCTTAGGACCAACTTCTCCTTTTGGACCCTGAGCACCCTTGTTTCCGTCACGGCCTTTATCGCCCTTTGTTCCAAGGTCCCCCTTGTCGCCCTTTTGACCAAAGTCACCTTGGGCACCCTTGGGGCCCTGGTCTCCTTTTGGTCCAGTTGAACCGTCGCGGCCTTTCTCACCTTTGTCACCAAAGTCTCCTTTAGTTCCTTTATCGCCAGTAGGGCCAGTATTTCCCTGTGAGCCTTTTGTTCCTTGGTCACCTTTAGGTCCTACTTCTCCTTTGGGGCCGACCTCACCTTTTGGACCTACCTCGCCCTTGGGTCCAGTAGAACCATCACGACCCTTGTCGCCTTTCGTTCCTAGGTCACCTTTATCGCCTTTGTCTCCATTGGTTCCGGCAGTTCCCTTTGGGCCCTGGTCGCCTTTTGGACCTGGAGAGCCGTCGCGACCCTTGTCGCCCTTGTCACCTTCTCCTTTTTCTCCTTTTTGGCCAAAGTCTCCTTGGGCTCCCTTGGGGCCTTGGTCTCCTTTTGGACCCGGAGAACCGTCTCGTCCTTTGTCACCTTTAGTTCCAAGTTCTCCTTTGTTTCCCTTATCACCATTGGTTCCAGCGGTACCTTTTGGTCCTTGGTCACCCTTGGGTCCGGGAGAGCCGTCACGGCCCTTGTCGCCTTTATCTCCAAGACCCTTCTCTCCTTTGTCTCCAGCAGGACCTTGAGCTCCCTTAGAGCCTTGAGCACCCTTACTGCCATCGCGGCCCTTCTCACCTTTTTCGCCTTCTCCTTTTTGGCCTTTGTCTCCGTTGGTTCCAGCAGTGCCCTTAGGGCCCTGCTCTCCCTTAGGTCCGGTAGCACCATCACGACCTTTTTCGCCTTTTTCTCCGGCACCTTTTTCTCCTTTGTCGCCATTGGTTCCTGCGGTTCCTTTAGGGCCTTGAGCTCCTTTTGCTCCAGTGGCGCCTTTTGCGCCGGCAGTTCCAGCATCGCCTTTGTCTCCTTTCTGACCGCCTTCGCCACCGCCACCAGTGGCACCTTTTTGGCCCTTGTCTCCTTCAGGGCCTTGGTTCCCCTGAGGTCCTTTGGAACCAGTGGCTCCTTTTTGTCCTTTCGCAGAAGCGGCACCAGAAGAGCCCTTAGTGCCCTTGCTCCCCTTGGAGCCGGGCAATTGCTCAACGCCGTTATTCGTAACATTTACGCTAACGGGACCAGGCAGGATTACGTCAATTTCTAAAGCCATATTAGTTTGCAGCTATATCTTGGGTTACAGTGAACTGACCATACAAGTAAGTGGTCACGGTGTCGGGATTAGGCGTAGTGTTAGTAGCCTGAATTTCATAAACGTAAGTGCCGGCAGTCACAAGCATATTAGCAGCACTAATGGTAACCGTAAGAACACCAAGTGCTGTTCCAGTTACCGTAATGTTTGAACTAGATATTACTAACGGACCGCTATCGTATTCACGGACTTCCATCTTCCATGTGTATACACTTAAGTCTACAGCGGTTCCATTGGCGTCCTTGATTGTCGCAATCAATTCGAAGGTATCTCCACGCCAACAAACAATGTCAACTCTAGTGGCTATACTTACGACTGCAGTAGGGGTTGTATCACAACAAGACATTTCGCAAATTTATTGATTAGTTAGAGCATCCATTAGACCGGGCTCAAACGACGGAGCTTCTCCTTTGCGCTGCGAAATCAACTTAGACTGAGCTTCAGCTTGCTTATTGATTCGAGCATCTTTACGGTTTTCTTTCATCATGTCAGTAGTCTCTTGAACTTGACCACGTACAACCTGAGAGCCTACAACAGCTTCGTTCTTGAGGCGCTGTAAGTCCATATCGTATGTATGCTGAAGTGCCATAAGCTCGGCTTTCGCTTCAGTCTCAAGCTGGAGTTTTTGACTTTCAAGCTCTGCCTTGATTTGGGCGGCTTGAATTTCTGCTTCAGAAGCCACCTGTGCGGCCTGCGCATTGGACTCAGCTTGGAGCTGAGCCTGCTGCGCTGCCTCCTCCATGCGTGCCTTCATGCGCTTCTTACGACGTACAACAAGCAAACGCTCTGCCTGCTCTGGGTCTCTTAGCTGTCGGATAGCGATTGCATCTTCAAGGTCAATCTCCTTCTGAGAAAGGGCCATATTGATGTTCTGCTCAAGGTAAATCTTGGCACGCTCATCCATTTCGCCCATTACTATGACACCGAAGTTATACATGGACAGATTATCAAACGAGGTAAGGACAGCCATGTTGGTTTCACCAATGGCATTCGTGTACACCTTGTAGATTACGCTCTTTGGAGGAATAACCTGTAGGCATCGTACGATGTCGTCACATACCTTCTTGTAGAGGACCTGAGCAGCATGCGTGATGTCGTACGTGGCGTTGTTAGAGGCTGCGATAGCTTGTTCACGGACACCAACAAGAGCATCTGCCTTGGGCGTGCTAGCGTCAACTACCTCGTTGATTCCCGTAGCGTCACGAATCATGCGCAGGTAGTGGTTGTAAAGACCAACCAGCTGCTCAATGTTACGGATAGAGTTTCCGATTTCGCGCACAGGCGGGTTTTGGAACCCGCCCTCTGGATTCTTTGAGCGGTAGTAGAATACACCAGTCTGCTCATAGATATCTTGAATCTCCAGAGGCTGCAGTTCTCCACCGCGTCCTAGCTGTACATTCTCAAGTCCTTCAATGTCGATAATCAATCCATCAGGCTTGGCCTTAGCGATAGACTGCTGAATCTTGAGGTGCGTGATTTGCAGCATGTCGCCAAATCCAATGATGCTTGACACCATTGACTTTGGAATCATACCACGTAGGTTGGTGGCCACGCAAGAGTAAGAAAGGCGAGCGCGAGCGATATCGTGTACGTTCTTCGGAATGTTCTTCTGAACTCCGTAGTTGAACATCATCTCTGTGCCAATAACGAATATGCCTCCGTAGACGGTGGCATTCTTCATGTATACGGCCTCGCGGTCAAATACGGACTGTTGAGGTGCATTGTAGCTGTGGCCTTTGTAGTAGAAGCCAATGTTTCCAAACTTGGACTCTTTCTTCTCAAAGATGATGTCATCAACAGACATGAACTCGAAGTCCATGATTTGAACCTTGTACTCGTCGTATCCGTAGCGGTAGCGGTTACTGATGGTTTCGTAGTTGTATCCTTGAGTAGCGTAACGCAACGGGTCATTGCCATAACGGTTCATAACCGTTTGGGCAATTTGCTGATACTGCTCTTCGGTGAATTGGTTTCCGGCAAGACGCTTGAGCTCCATGATGGTTACCGTACGGAAGTGACCAGCATATGTCAAATCCGTCATATTAGGGTCATCCGTGTAGTTGTGGATGAAATATGCAGGGTCTACATATTGCTCACGGATTCCGTAGTTCGGGTCGTTGGTACGCTTAGTTACAGCAATGCCACAAGTAACCAAGTCCTCAACGCAACGACGGTAGATGGCATCATCAAAGTCATTCCAGGTGAGGGTCATCTCAGTGGCCAGCTGTGCAGCGATTTCGGCGTCAGTCTTGATATTCGTATCCAAGAAGATTTCAGTCTCTTCAGGAGTGTCAGGAAGTGAATCTGGGTCTACACGAACTGGAAGTCCAAGAGCCTTGGCCTCTTCAAGCATTGGTTTGTTTTCAATGTGAAGAATGGCAGCATTTTTCTTTTTGTCTTTCTCCGAACGAGAAAGCGGGTCGATTGCTTGAATCTGAGGGTATGGCTTACGCGACAGAATCTTGTTTACCACGATTCGCACAAACTTCGGGATGATGGGAACCGGAGTGTAGTCCAGCGTAAGCATCGTTCCGTCTCCGTTGTTTGCGTCCAGGGAGCTTAGAATCTGTCGGTAGATTGACGTATCCTGAGTTCCTTGTGCATAGTCGCGGTTGTTCTGCATCTCATTGAACCTACGACCGTATAGTGAGTTGTTGTAATCAACACCAATCCACTGTGCATACATGGCCTTTGCATACTGAAGGCCATAGGATTGCGACATTTTTTCTTCCGTACTCGCTAGCGGGTCGGGAAAGGTAGATTGGCCTTTTGCTGTATAATCTCTTTGCATATCCACTACGGGCTAATATGCAAATATACTTATTTGATTCACCGCAAGATGACCCGACCAGGGCGAAAGAACTTTTTGATATTGAAATCAGTTTTTTCTTTCTTGACTGTCGCGCCCTGTGCTGCCAACAATGCTAACCCACTGGAAATAGACAAGTCAAACGCAGTTCGGTCATCAATCTTGAAGTTAATCCAATCCTCAAGAGTTCTTTCAAAATACATCTTTCCAAACTCCATGGTTTCCTCGTTTCTCCCAACGTGGTTGTGGATGTATGCCTCAATAGCCTGAGCGTGCGCCTGGATGATATCCTGAGAGTTTGAAGGGATGCCTTTTGTCTTTGTGGTTCCTCCGTATCCAGAACCAAGATGAGCAGGTCGGTTCATTAAGTAGTTGTCGTATCCTCGCTGCTCAAAGTATCTGGCAATACCGTATTTGTTGTTCTCGATTAGAATGCTGTATCCATAGAACTTTGCAGCCATCAGCACGTCCTCATAAAATATCTTGGCAAGCGGTGGACGAGATGCATACTCGGCCACAAACATATTTGCCGGATACTGAAGATTGAACTTGTTGTACAGATGGCACGCGCCTTTTGAAGCGCGGCCATCTATCGTAGCGTCGATGTCATAGGAGTCGACTCCTCCAACTCCTAGCCATTCGTTCTGAGGCCCCGGTTTGTTCCTGAGTTCAAATGGGGGCATCCAAGTGACCCTCCATCTTCCATTAGCGTCAGGCTTGAAATATACCTCAGTATCTTGCTTACCATCCTTCCAGACGAAGTTTCCTACGAGGACAGGATTTGGGTACAATTCTTGATTGTATTGCACCTGCTCGTAAATCTTCTGCACGTTAAACACCGAGGACTTTGCGCTATCTCGGAATGCTTCAGACTCAGTGAACGGGAACTGGCGAATGACTTCGTTTAGCTCGTAGCTGTCGTCTACAAGAGCCTTTCTCTCGTTCTTTAGGAACGTCCTGGCTCCGATGGTAACCATATTGCCGTCAATGCCCTCTACGGGCTTCTCTGGGTCATCTACGATTGGATTCCCGTAGACATCAAAGAATCCCTCTAGTGCCTCGTACGCGGGGATGAACAGCTTGTATAGGCCGCTCTTTGTTCTTCCGTTTTCGTTTCTTACGTTCGGGTCGCTGTTGGCCACCAGGTCTCTGAACTGTCGGCCCCCTTTGTCTAGGGGGTTTACGGTGCTACCGACAATAGCCTTTCCAACGATGTTTCTACCAACTAGTAGACACGTGCGGTGAATGCGCCATGATTCCCTGATATCGCTTGGCTTTTCCCACTTCCCAGCCTCATCCATGTAGAGCATGTGAAGCTTCTCACCGTCATAAGCGTTGTTTGTAGTATTCTTCCAGTTGATAACGGTATTTAATGCATCTCCACGGGTAGCCGTTTTCACCTTCTTGGTAATCCTCTTTGACGGTTCTCGGAACGCGAGCTCAACCCTTGGGTTCGTAGTACCATCCTGGATTGGCTTGAAGAAGAACGGAAGTGACTTGTAGATTGGAAGAACCTTCTTCATGAAAATGTTCTCCTGCGCGTCACCACCAGTCTTTGACATTATGCCCAACAGCTTCTCCTTCACCTGTGAGCCTCGGTTTACCAGCACAGATGAAGACATCTGGGTGTACCCCGAACGACGACACTTTACGTACACCTGCCCTAGACATCTTGGGTCTAAGTTGCACGCTTCCATGTGGATGAAAAGAGAACGCTGGAAGTT